TTTCTTATTAGTAAGTTTTAATTCTTCTACTGGTTCTTTTATTAAAAGATCACTTATAGGATTCCTATCTTCTGCTATTTGAGTTCCATCAGCATTTACATATAATTGTCCTTTTGGAAATATAATAAATACATGATCGTAGTCTTTAACTTTTAAGAAGTTATGTAGGCAGAAGTGATCGGCATTTAGTGCGTGCATCCAAGCAAACTCAGTTCGCATGTTTGGATGATCAGCTAAGATCTTTCCTTCAAATCCCATCTCTGTTAAAAATGCTATCTTCATAAAGTATTGTAGTAGTTGTTCTGTCTTTCTTGTCTGTCGATTGTCTTTGGATGGTATAGAGCCCATTCCTCTTCTACTGGAAGCATACCATGAATCTTAAATCCTTCTAATACTTCGTGTACCTTATTAACCCATCTAATGTGAGGAGCGTTTCTATAAATCCTCATTTGCCAATCAGCCCAGTTCACCCATCCTTTTTCATTTACATTCCATCCCCACTTCTGAATATGCTCTTGAGTTAGTCCTTCCACAGTATTTACTCTAGGAACTCTAACCATATCAATATCGTTAGTGCTTAGCATTCCTGGTAGGTTTTCAATTAAATTGATATGAGGAATCTCATCAGCATCTATCTGAAAGATATAATCTCCTGAACATACTTTAAAGAATTTATTCTTCCAGTCAGCAAAGTGTCCTTCAAATTTACTTTCGATTAATTTGATCCAATTTGCAGAGGAGTATCTGTATAACTGATCTTGTAGTTCTTGAGACATTTTAGGACTATCCGCTAGTACCACTATCTCATCTTCTTGACGTTTGTTGGAATGGAGGAAGTTGACTAGTCTTTTCACTTCCTCCAATTCATTACAAACTGTTATTGCATAACTTATTTTCATACTTAAATATATGAACTTTATTACGTATTTACAACTATACTAAGGTAATTTTATTCGGATTTTTTTTAACAAAACCTACTTGGTATCCTTCAAATAATAATTCGTACTCTGACTGATATAGTTGATAAAACATTCTTATACCTAACTCAGGAGAATTAATAGGACTTAAATCTTTTGGATCTTTCCATCCAAAATCATCAAATATAAGAATACCTCCAGGCTTAAGTAACTTATGTGCAAAGTATGCATCTACTAGTGTATCATCTGCTCTATGAGAAGCATCTATGTAGATAAGATCATATTGTTTTTTCTCAAGCTGTGGTAGTACTTTCTGTGAAAGACCTTTATGTATAGTAAATTCAATATCCGGAAAAAATTGTATGTTATGTCTGAAGTTTTCCTCTATGGTTAAAGCTCCTTGTTCTAATTGTTCCTTGTCGTGTATCATTCCTGATTCTGACAAGCTTCCTCCAAACGTATCGACTACTTCGTATGTACTTCCTGGCTGGTTAAGTACATTTTCACACAGCCATACTGTAGCTCTCCCTTCATAACAACCTATCTCTAGTACGTCTTTTATTTGCTTTTTATTATTTACAAATAATTCTGTCCAGGTTGGTATAGCTATATCAAACCACTCTGTAGTAAATTTATACTTTTCGTTAAACATTCTGCTCTGGTATTTCTACGTCAAAGAATTTAATAGCATCTAATGCTTCCATAAAGTCTTCTTTCTCAAAATGCTGGATATTTTTCATATCCATTTTGGTTGTTTGACCTTTTGGGAACTTAGATTTTTCTTCTTCTAAGATCTCAATAGAGCTTACTGCAGCCCATCTCCAATTATCTTTTGTAGTCCCATCTAAGAATACCATTCCTTTTCCTGGAAGAGTAACTGTAGAAGGGAACCATACTTTCTTATCTTCGTCAATGAACATAAGATCTTTGTAAAGTTCTGGTGATGCTTCTAGAGTTTTAATTACTAGTTCTCCTTTTTCAACCATTAGAGTTGAAGTTGAATATCCACAACCAAAGCAAAAGCTTGTTGTTACTTCTTCGTTTATTTGTTGCTCATAGCAAGCATTTCCTCCACAGTGTGGACAAATTGACATTTTTTCTTCCATTATACTTTTTTCAATTTAGGTAATTCTATTTTCTTAAGCGTAGGTAGTTTTAATTCAACCTGCTTAGGGAACTCAGGAATGTACTGTGTTAGAAGGTTATCCAACGTCTCTCTCATCTTTTCATAAGAGAACTGTGTTCTACTTCTATGCCCTTGTCTTTTAGCTAATTCCTTATATACTTTATAATCTTCAAAGACATCCTTTAAAGCTCTTCCTGTCTGTGCTTCATCTGGTTTAAACCATGAACTCTCTGCTAGGATCATTTTATCAATTACAGCTGATGGATGTACATTGTTTAGAGTTCCTCCGATTTGTTTTGTATATTGATTGTCTAGGAAGTCTATGTGACCTGACCATCCTGAAGCTATAATTGGTTTATTTACTAAGCTGAATTCAAGTAACGGTCTTCCAAATCCTTCTCCTTTTGTTAGAGAGATCATCGCTTTTACCTTACCGTGATTATATAATTCGTTTACTTCTGCATCAGACATATCTCCATGTATAAGGTATATATTCGGTAACTTTCCTTTTACAGTTTTACTTATAACATCAATTCTATTTAAGATTTCATCTCTATCCATAATAGAGGTTCCTGAACCTGCTTGTACTTTTAAGATAAGTGCAGGTGCTGCTTTCTTATTTTTAAATGTTTCTAGGAATGCTTTGATAGTATACCCAATGTTCTTTCTATCCTCTCCTAATGCTCCTGGGAGCCAGTGTCCTACTGTTAGGAAGCAGAACTGTTCATCAATTTGATCCAGGTCTAGTTTTACTGGCCATGCAAGTGGTGCATACTTTTCTATATCAGCTCCTTCAAACAATACTTCTACTTTTGTTTGTAGTTCAATTGTTCCTGTAACCTGACCTGTCTTGTTGTCTTGCATATTGAATTTACTTTCTTCAAATACTTTTTTAGCATGTTCTGCTGATACTAATACTAAATTCATATTGTTACATCCTTGAATCCAAGAAGGATCACAAAGTGTAGTTTCAATTCCTGCCGTTACTCCGATATTGTATTTACCAACCTTTTGGAATTCATTTGGTACTGTAATTTGAATCCAGATATCTGGCTGTTGTGTTAGATGAGGAATAATTCTAGAGGTTAGAGATTCGTTTTTATGATCTTTTAAATATCCGAACCTAGTATTACCCCATCTCTGTGATAGTATTTTTACATCATACTTATCCAAATCTATAATTGATTGTACAAAATCTCTTGCTCTTGCTCCATATCCTGAGTAAGTATCAATTGGACAACTTACTACTACTGTAGGTTTACTCATAACTAGTATATTAATTTATGTGTGATATATTTTTTTGGTCGTTCAGTTACTTTGATTACATCGAATCTACTTCTTGGAGTAAACTTTTCAAATGATTCAGTCATTGCATCAAGTACATTTTCACACATCTGACGTGCTGACATTCCTGACTCATCTGATGTTACCCATTCTCTAGCTGCTAATCCTCTTCTATCTCTTTCTTCTTTGCCCATTTCATAAACTTCTTTTAATGCTTTGGCAACATCTAAAGGTTCACATCTATCGTCAAAGATATAAGGAGTTGGAACTGAGCCTACCATTGAAATGTTTGAAGGGAATACAGGGACTGCCCACTCTCCACACTCCTTATATGTTCCTCTATGATTAGAAGGGAAGTCTGAAGTGAAATCAATCCACTTACCGTTCTCATCTGTAAATCTCATTTGATCTTGCATACCACCTGTTACGTTGGCAATAATCATTTTACCTGCCATCATAGTTTCAGTTAGAGATAATCCCCATCCTTCGTTTGAAGTGATAAGCATTCCAACGTCTGCTATATTATAAAGTAAATTCATTTGAGGAGTATCTAATCTCTCTTGTGAGAAGAATACATTCACATAACTATCATCACAAATAGCTTCTCTTACTGCAAAAAGATCTGTACCATTTTCATCTACAGCTTGTGTATGCATTACAAGAGCACATTTTTTTGCTTTCTCTTCTCCGATCATATCACAGAACATTCTGTAAGATAGTATTACATCTCCTGGAGATTTTCTTCTGATATTTCTAGAATTAAAGAATGCTACGAATTCAATATCCTTTCCTCCAAATAAATTCTTTTTAAATTCATCTAAGTTTTTAATATCCTCTACCGAAGTCATAGGGAAGAAAAACTTATCATTTATTCCATGAGGAACGTATTTAATAATTTTATCTTTAGCAAGATCTCCTAATACAATCTCATTAATATTTTTAGTTTGTTTTGAGATTGCCATTAATAAGTCACATGACTCGTAAAAAGGTTTATTATACAGAGGTGCTGGATAGTCATCCCAAATGTTTAGATACATCAAAGGAATTTCATTTCTGATCTCTCTTTCGATTTCAAATAGCCAAGTCCAGTATCTTGGATCTGTAAAGATAAAAATTGCATCTGGCTTTTCTTGAGCAATTAGAGATCTAATTTGCATTGCATCTCCGTAACCATTGTTAGGAAGTACTCTTACATAGGAATCTTCTAAACCTGTTAACCTATTTATCTCTCCTGAGATATCGAATCCTTTACCTGCTTCTGGATGGTTGATAGCTGCACCTAGATTTAGCCAATTGAAGTGATGAGATGTTCCTACAACAATCTCTCTGGCCATAGTTGCGATACCGGAGTGCATCCTAATATCATCGCATAACAGAAGAATCTTTTTACGATCCTCTTTCTTAACATAACGAAAATTTTCTTTCATGTAACTATTTTAATTTAATATTTGTTTGTGTGTGTAACTTCTGTTTAAAGTTATCTTCTGTAAGATATAAAAAAATTGCTCTGTCTACAAGCTTTTGTAGAGAAAATTTATGCCTTACGCACTGTTCTTTAAATTCCTGTAGAAGATCCTCTTCTACCTTAACCGATGTTAATTTTTTAGTGTTCATAGTTTATATAATTATATTTATATATAAATATACCCTTATCCTAAAACACCTGCATGACAGTGCTCTGTTCCTTTAAATTCACAAAACATACAGTTTGATCTTGAAGGAGTCTTATCATACTCTTTATCAATATACTGACCATGACTATCAAAAGCATCGTTAATAAATTTCGTAAGTGCTGTAGTGGCTTGTCCTCTTTTAATCTTTCCTGATGGAGGTACAAACTCTTGAACTCTTCTACCCATAGCTGCAAATTCTGGATCTTTAGGAACCTTTCTCTTTACAATAAAATACTTTACATCTACCTTATCGACATCTATATCAAATTGTCTTGCTAGGAATTCTTTATATAGAAGTAATTGTGCTAGCTTTTTATCATCTTTCTTTGCATAATCGTTCCATCCTGAGGTTGATGTTTTAATATCTAAAATGATATATTTGTCATCCTGCTCATCATAGAGAACAATATCAATATATCCTTTGAAGAAAACATTATCGGCTATTTTATGTATCAATGGAATTTCTACTCCAACCAGCTTATAGTACTTGGTACCGAAGTAAACAGAACGTTTCTTACGAACGTACTCCAATATTTCAATACCATCATTATGAAACTCAGATAACTCGTTAGAACTAGAAAAATGCTCTCCATATCTTTCTTTTTCTTCTGCATATACTGTTTGCATTTTAGAAAGAAGTAATGCATCTAAATCCTTTTCCATTGCTTTCTTAACTGTTCCTTCATATAATTCAGTAAGCCATTCTTGAAGTGTTTCATGGAATGCTGTACCAAATACAGTATGAATGGAAGGTTTATATTCCTGAAGCTTTTTAATATAACTCAATGCCCATTGATGTGGACAAGTATTATATGCTAGAGTCTGTGAATATGAAATAGATTTTTCAATTTCGTAATTAATAACCTTAGGCTGATAGTCTCTAAAGATCTGTAATTGTTTAGGATACTTTTTTGCCATCTTTTAGGTTTTTGATTTCTCTTTTTAAATACCATAGAGCTTTTTCAAGTTCCTGGATTGTTTCATCTTTCTTTCCAGCTCTTGAAATATACTTAACAGTATTTCCTAAACAAAAACCTAAGTCCCAAGCCTCTATAACTTTAATTGCTTCGTAGGGATTATCCTTTCCTCCGTAGTGTTGTGGGTGATTGACTAATTCTTTCTTTGGTTTGTCTTCATCAATAGTAAAGGTTCCTTCTCTATCATTCATATTATAACATTTATATAACTATAATATAATAAAAAAGGCCTGCGAAAGCAAGCCTGGATTTTTTTTATTTATTTTTTAATTAGTATGAACGTCTAGAATTTCCTCTAGCGTAACTAGTATAAGTTTTTCTCTGACCTTGTCCAGCATATTGTGGCTGTCCGTGTTTGTATCCGATTACTGTTCCTGAATTGAATCCAAAAGCTCTTAGCTCATCTCTTGATAAAGATCTTCCTAGATAATCTTCTACTTCATCTTGAGAAGGACGGCTGTTGTTTAATGCTCGTGTAACATCCTGAACTGTGTCGTATCCTTCTTCGTTAACTGCTGAACTACTAATTGGCTTAAGGTCTTTAGTATATACTTCATCAGATTGTCCAGCCTTATTTTTCACTACAGCTACTCCTGAGGGATCTATTCCCAGTATGGTACACTCTTCATATCCATCAGCTGCTGTCCCTGTCATTAAAGCTAAACACTTATCTCCTTCTCTAAACTCAACTCCTTCTGCAAGAACTTCTCTGATTATTTGTCTGATTGTATTCTCGTCTAGTTTTTGTTTCTTATTTTCTGCTAATACAGTTTTTATTGCAGATACTAATTGTGATTTCTTCATTTGATTAATTTGTTATTTTATATAAATATACTAAATTTTTGGTTACTTTGCAAGCTTGATCTTCCAAAGAAGACCTCCTTGAACTACTACTGTATGGTCTACTCCATAACCTGCTGATAATGTGTAAACTCTATCTGATTTTGTTTTTAACATGATAGTGGGACCTACAAAGTTGATTGGGCTTTTTTTATCAAACCCTACCGTACCTCCAATGTATAATTGATTTCTTGCTAATTCTTTTACTACTGTTGTTTCGTAAACAGTCTTTTGTTTTACTTGAGCATTCCAAAGTCTTGCTACAATACTATTTTTAGAAATAGTATCAGTAACAATTACATATCCTAGGTTATCAGCTAATTTTAGCGTATCTCTGTAAACAATTGTGGAAAAGTAAGCTCTAACAACAGCTAGAGAATCTACATTTGCAGGTACTGTAATATAGATTGGCTTATCTTTCCAAATAGTTTTACCAGGACGATATACGATTGTATCTTTTGGTACATAGACTGTGTCTACTTTTCTATCTACAACTTCATATTTATGTCCATTTATTTTTACTGTCTCTGGTTTTGAACCATCTCCAGATCTACTGCACATATTCATCAACAATATAATAACAATAAGACCTATAATCAATAGTGATTTTAAGTCTAATTTTTTAATTTGCTGTACTATCTTCGTTATTAATACCATCTTTATGTTTATCTAATTTACTTAAAATTTGAGTAAGTAGTTCGTTTTTTATTATTCCTGCTCTTGAAGCATTTTTAAGTACTGAGATTAGTTGAAATACTAAGAATGGTGTTATGATTGTTTCACTTAACCAACTTGTTCCTGCAAATCCTTTTTCAATTGAAAGGACACAAGCTAACATTATCATCCAAAATATTAGAGTTTTAGGAACTTTTAAAGCTTTACGTGTTTGGAAACCTTCCTGCTTAGCTCCAGCCCAGATACCAAAAAACCCATCAGCAAATATTATTACGCCAACAGCAAGGAACTGCTCAATATTATCAGCAGTTAGATTAAAAAAATATGTACCTATAAAGGCTAACATTGTTGACATTGATAAGGTTATTATTAGTCCTGTTTTCATAGTAACTCTATTTTGCGTATTGAAAATATTTCTTAGTTTTGATACTTCTATCTTCTAGCCCATGAGTACCACCATTAATTCTTTTTGTAAGAGCTAAGATGGATGCATCAGTAATTCCTTGATCACATATTGACCAAAGTTTATTTTTATCAAAGAAGAACATTGCTGACTCAAAAGAATAAGTAGTTGCTACTAGATCTGGATTAGTCATAATCTCAGGTTTTTTTAAATAGTCTGCAAATGCTTTGTAATTATCTTTTCCCGTTAGTTGAAGAGCTCCTCTTCCTCTAAACTTAAATCCATCTCCTGATTTCTCATCTCCGTTACCCATTCTTGATGCATATACCCTATTTGCAATCTTTTCAGGATTTCTAGCATAATATTCTTCTAATTTACCTGGAAAATACTTTCCAAAGATTTTTTGAAGTCCTTCTGCAGAATAGTTTAAATTTTCTGTAAACAACTTAAAACCTCCAGTTTCATGTTCTGTTTGACCAAAGAAGTGTGCACCTCTTTGAGGAGTAAATCCAAAAAACTCACAAGCAGCTTTGAATGATGTAGGACCAAAGTCTCCATCAGGTTTAACTCCTATTTTAGTTTGTAACGCTTGTATACTCATTATACTTCAGTATTATCTTCTACAAAAAAGTTTGTTAAGAATTTACCAACCACTCCGCATATCATTGTAATCAATGCTATTACTTGCTCATCTGCATATGCCGTATATCCTGAGATTGCTGCTGATACAGCTAACAAACTATTTCCTAATTGTCTCCACATTTTTGGAGTAGGAGCTTTAAATCTTTGAACTAGTGACATATCTATGTG